TCTCCATTATTTGTTCGCGTTTACTACGGATGATACATAGGTTTTGCTCTTGCCTACGGTATCGGCAATCTCGCGGTAACTCTTGCCTGTGCCGCGTAAACGCAGGATTGTCTGTGTCTCGGTTTCTTCATCGTCTTCAGGCACCACGTTCTCCGGTTCGGTGCTGGATGGCTCTGCATCACCCTCTGCGGTGCTGGGCCCGTCTCCCTGTCCCTCGTTTGTGTCGGCGGTCTCTGCGTTGCCCCCAGCAGGGTCGGTATCATCGTCCAGCCCTTCGCCCGGTGCCGTTTCGCCAGTCTCTTCCGCCTCTGCATAGTCCACAGCCGGGTTGTACTTACGGAACCACTTGAAACTAAGCAGGCGGTTGGCTGTGCCATCGGACAACACATTGGCTACCTTGTGCCCAGCGTCGTTTTCCTTAAAGGTAAAGGTAAACCCGCCATCGTTAATCGTTGTCGGTCCTTCGCGTTCAATCAAACATTCAATCAGCGGCATACGTCCTCCTGGACGGAGGGGGAACCGAAGCTCCCCCTGTCATGGTTTACGTTCTGGTAATGTTAGTCGCGGGCGCGATAGGTCAGGGTTGCGCCTACGGTACCGGCTGCGGCGGTTGCCACGGTGCCACCCAGGATTACCGCGATGTACCGATCCTCGGTCGTTGCGGCCGCACGCACCAGATCGGCTTTGATTGCCCCCTGCAGACCACCTGCGCCCAGCTGCTCGGCGGTCAAGGTGCCTGCAGTAACATCGAGGGCGTCCCCGTCAGCGTTCAGAATGCCGAATGATGCGGTAGTGGTGGGGGATGCGTTGCTGTCGAGCTCGTCAAAGTCGATCTTGAGATCCACCGGCACACACCCTGCGGGGAGTTTTGCCAGCTTCACGATGTTGCCCACAACCACTTCCGTTGACTTGAGCGCCTTAAACCCTCGCTGGGCAATGACTTCGCCAGCCCGATTCGGGGTGACAACAGGGGCATTGCTCTTGCTCATATTCGATTCAATAGTAGCCATGTTTGGCCTCCTCTTTTTAGGTGGTTAGAAAAGGGGGAGACGCGCTCCCCCAATTAGGTTACACAGCGGCCTTGGCTGCGGTATCGATGGATATTACCCCGAAATCCATGCCGTTAAAGGTGGACTTCTTGGCACCCCAAATGCTTCCGGTGGTGACAACAAGCTCATTGCCACGGTCCTGCTCTTCCTCGGACCATGAGTAACGCATGCCCTTACCTGCCTGGCCGAACGCCAGACACGCGGCCTGCGCTCCCAGCCCCAACGCACGCGCTGCGGGGACGCTGCCGCTGCCGTAGTCGTTGAAGCGGATACACGCCTGATGCTTGTGCATGATTACGTCGTTGTGCATCCCCAGCCCGCCTTTAGCAATCGGGTTGCTCTTAGCAGAGGAGTTGTACAGGGCCTTCTGTACTTCCATCCAGCCGGAATCCCCGGTTTCGGTGCGCAGGTCATACGCCTGGATGGGGTTCATAACGACCACCAGGTGGTTCTCCCCATCGATCTTGATAGGCTGGATCTTCGGCACACCCTGTGTACCGCCGCCCATCATGTCCGCCTTGGCCACCAGACGGTCAATCACGGAAATGGCCATCTTGTCGTCCGCAGCAAGGTCGCTCTTGCCGGTTGCATCACCCCCGTACATGACGTGGGCGGAGTCCGGCGCGGTAAACGCGTTGTTCGCACGTCCGGTGTAGTCGGTATCTTCGATGAAATCATCGTTGATACCACGCGCACCAGAGAGGTAGCAGAACAAGATTTCATCGAACAGGCGCGGCCAATACTCGGTAAGGCGGCGCTTGGCGATGGTGCGCAGGTCGTGCAGGGTGCGTTTCCTTTATGTTCAGCGAGAATCGCTAATTCTCACCCGCCCCGTGGGGCAGCTCACTGTTTCCAGTGAGAGCAGACTATATCACGCTCCTATTAGGAGCCTTGGCACTTCCGGGCGCTTGCCCGTACTCCCTTGCGGGATAGTCGTTGAAGGTTCTTCCGACAGGTCTTCCCACTTAATCGCATAACTGGAACAATCGTATTCCTCGTTATCCTTTTTCGCGAGATTGACCGCCGCAGGCAAATACTGCAGATTGCTCGGTGTGTGTCTCCCGCCTTTATTCAGTGGCTTGATGTGATCCACATGATAGCCCTCTGGACAATGGCGGTAAATTCTTTCAAGCAATCCCTTAAAACGCGGATCAGTCGGCTGTGTTGCTCGTTTAAGAGCCTTGCGCAAGGCGTGTGCTGCGTTCCTTACGCTCCTACCGTGTTCTGTTTCTCTCCACGCTTTGCCTGACTTGGCAGCAATAACCTTGTTTTCTGGCTTGCTGCGCCAAGCGGCGTTGCTTTCGGCCTTGTACTGGCTGTTTGCTTTCCTGCACTGTTTGCACTTGCAGTATCTATAGCCAGAACGAGTGCCGTGCGGGTAATCAGGATGATCTGGTTCCACCCCTAAAAGCTTGCGAAACGCAGGCTTCTCTACACCTTTTTGCTTCAGATTGTAGTCGGCTTTTGCCCTCTTGCACTCAAGACAGCGGCAGCCCTTTTTGTGCCCGCTCAGTTTCCCGTGAGGGAACTCCGGGTGACTAAAATCTTTGATGTAGTTTCTTTTACCCTGACCCATATTGAAGCTTCCCTGCTGATCACCCAATCCCAAACCTTTTCAAACCGTCACGCTCACCCTTTCGGGTCACGTTGTGGTGTTTTGGGCTCTAAGGGCTTCCCAGCAATTCACCAAGTTTGCTCGCTACATTACTGTAACGAGGCGCTGAAGCAACGCGTCATCTTTCCGCCCGCACTTACCGATTTACGCTGCTGATCCACAAACAGGTTGTCGGTATAGAAGGACAGTTTTTCCTCGCGGCCCTCGTCGCGGTTGTCGCCCTCGGTCGCTTTCCCCTTGAGCTGTACGCTCAAATCGAAAGTAACCTGCTCGCCGGGCTGTGATTCCAGATCGGTGAGCATCATAATGGGCATGTTAGTACCTTCACCTTTACCCATAAACTTAGAGGTAAAGTACGATGCGCGAATAGTATCTACTGCGAGATTCGCGCTCCAACGTTTTACGGCCTTAGCGTCGTTGAGGCCGACCAGTGTAGTTGCCATTGTGGCACCTCCATTGTCTGCGGCCCTCCTGAGCCAAGTTTATCCAGTGTAACCACTATTGGTTCACCGCTCGTTTACAACTCGCGTGATCGTCACGCTGTCGTCTGCTTTTACCATCACCCTTACCCGACGCCCGGTTGCGCGGGTTACTGACACCCTCGCGGGTCCACTCAGCAACACCTCATCTCCGGGCATCATATCGATAGATAGCTTGCGCTCTTTCATATCTAAGCGCCCTGCAGGTATCTATCGCGCTTTTCTGCGGGCATCTTCGCAAGCTCCTCTTCGAGCTTGTCCCCTTCGAGTTTGTCCAGATAACCAAACTCACCTTGAGTGCTTTCCGGTGCAGAAGGGGCAAGGTCGCCCACGTTCTTGCCGGGGCGCGGGGCTTTGGGCTTCGCGCTCTTCGCTTTGGCCTTCTGCTGAACACCCATGACAGAATCGACCTCAGCCTTGGCCTTAATCAACAGGTCAATGCCCGACAAGTCCGGATTCTCGCGGCTGATCTTCTGACACGCTGCGTCGAGGGCTCCATAAAGGATCGGGTTGCCCTTCACCAGATTGTTATCCTTGTCGTACACCGGCGCGTCATACTGCTCATTCATCTTGAAAAATGCGTCCTGCTCCGCTTCCCACTTCTGCCGCCCCACTTCCTGCTGCTGGAACTGGTTGCGGATATGGTCGCGCACATCGGACTTGTTGGCGCTGATCTCCTCGCGGATACCGCTGGCTTTGTCGAAGTATTCAACGGTGTCAATCTCGCCCTCGTCGTACTGCTCCTTGAGCTCGTCCAACTGCGTCTGGAGTCCGGCGTTGAGCTTGTTGGCTTCTGCCTCAATTGCCGCCCTTACTTCATCGGTGAGCTGGGCAGGCTTGGGCACGAAGTCAACCTTGGGGATCTCGTCGATGTTTTCTGCCGGGGGCTCCTCCTGCTTTTCGCCTTCTACCTCTGTTTCACCCTCTAGCTCGTCCTTCTGCTCGACCTCCTGCTCCTCGTCTGCTTCAGGTTCTTCCTTCGGCTCGTCCTTGGGTTCTTCTGCAGGCTCGGGCGGGTCGTCGCCATCGGTAGCACTCTCGTCAAATTCCAGCGCCTCGCGCTCGTCGTCTGTCAGTAGTTCAAGTTCTTCCTCGGTGTACTTACCCATCATTAGGCTCCTTGTTCGGGTTTGCGTCCTGGATGATCTCGTCTGCTGCCGCGCCCAGGACTGGGTTCTCTTGTAGTCGTTGGGCTACTTCGAGGGCTTTTGTGAATGCCTCCAGCTTTTCGCCCATGGCTTTATCTACCGCCTGCATCTGCAGGACTTGTGTCTTGGCTTGCTCGTTCTGCGCTCTCATTTGCGACCAGAGCGCGTCTGCTTCTTTCTTCGCTGCCCCAGCTTCCTTATCCCTCAGCTCTGCTTCGGTGGTACGCGCCTGGAGCTGCGCCTGTTGTTCCTCCTGCTCGGCCTTGGCATGTATGGCTTCGTCGTCCTCTTCCATGTCGGGATCATCCATGCCGGTAAGGTCGCGGATTCGCTTCACCATCTCTTCCTTATTGGGCAGGTCACTCATTTCAACCACGAGGTCGAGCATCCGCAAGCCCACTTCTGCCGGGAGCTTACCCACCATGTCCAATAACTCGGCAAACATGGCTTGCCTCATAGTGGCGTGGAAGTCCTGTTCGTCGAGGATAAAGTCTGCGGCGTGGGCGGTGATGGAGTTCTGCCCGTCCTCGGTGTTGATCGGGAGCCATTCGGTCTTGGAGCGTTCGCCCAGGATGCGGATTTTTTTAGGCTCGTCGTAATACTGTTCAATGAGGACCAGCTTCATCTCGCCCAACACCTGCATTGAATAGCGCAGGTTGTCGAACAGCGTGGTGGAGATCGTCATACCCTGAGACTGGCGCGCCAGAATCGCCTTGCCGGAGGTGGCGTTGGTCTCCTTCCCCTGATTCTCGCCAGTTACGCCGGACACCTCGTTGACATACGCCCTGCCCATCTGCATTAAATCGAGATGTTGCCGGGCCAGGGTGGTTCCCTTGTCTGTCTTAACTTTGTTCATGCCGCCGTTGCGCAGCCTTATCTTCCCGTCCGGCCGGTCTACTTCGTCAAAGAACTCATTTTCGTTGTCTACCGCACCTTCTTCGTAAAAGACCTGGTTGGTGCTCAGGATATGCAGCGATTTGCTCCACCGCTTGTTCATATCCATCTGTATGTCTCGAATCCCCCGGATTACCCCGAACGCCATGCCGGTCTTGCCCTCTCTGTGCCCCCAGATAGGAACAAGAGGGAACAGGTCGTGGTCATACGGGGAATCAGAGTATTCCAGCAGGGTTCCATACTGGTTTACATCGTCGCCACCGATAAAGATTCCGACAAACACCCGGTCCCGGATAGCGTCGTGCAGGGTTACTTGCCCCCCCTGCTCTGCCCAGGCGTGAACCTCGTTGCCCTTCTTGTAGACCTTGCCATCCAGCGGGCCTTCGCCGCGCATTACACTGCAATGGCAAGGGAACCGGTGCCAGCACTCCACGATACGCACCCGCTTGCGCTCCAGTTCGGAGAATTGCGGTTGGTGAATAGAGCTTGATCCGCTGCTCAGTACCCCGTCGTCGTCGTTCTCGGAATAAATGTCGGCCACTTCGGCGGCATCTTCGAGCTCTTGGCGGGCCTCGGGCCAGATTGCTAAGAGGTATTCGAGGTCTACCCATCTTGAGCGGAACACATAGCGCCCGTACTTTGCCACATTGCGGTGCTTACACAGTGCGTCGTACCAGACGTTGCGCCAGGATTCATGCCTTACATACAGAGGTTCTTCGCTCGGATCGGAACACACGCCGGTTTCGAGCCAGCCCACACCCACAGATACCGCATCGTAGAAAGCGTCGGACTTCTCCCAGCGTTCCTTGTTTACGTCTGCTATGTACTTGAGGAGCTTGGTTTTAGCTTCGGCGGTCGTGGATTCCTCCTCGGAATCGTCACGTGGAACCACTTTGCCATCGGTGCGAGTGCGCTTTTCAGTCCCGGATAGCCATTGGCACACCGGAAGGATCACGTTGAACTGCGTAGGCCGCTGCCCTCTAGCCTCCAATTCCGCTGCATCTGCCGCTGACCACTGCGAATGATCCCGGAAAAGCTCGTCCATGTCCTGTTGGGCGCGATTGTCCTCGTGGTCCCGGCGGGTTTCCCACCACCACTGTTCCATCAGAGACAGCCGGTCGCGATACTTCTCGTGCTGAAAACGCCCCTTGAGGTTACCTGTCACCTCGGGGGTATCGTTCTCAAACTCTTTTTCGGGGACTACTTCTACATTCTCTATCATCAGTAAGCCTTGACCTTGGATGTGAAGCTCTCGCCGTTAAATTTGCCCTCGACCTCACCGACCGTGCGCCCTTCACCGGAGTACGGTGCCAGCTTCAACACCTTGTCGATATTGTCCTGCACGTACATACTCAGCTTGATAAGTGAGTTCTTCTCGGTCGGGCACTCAAGTATCTGCGCTATATTGTAGCAGGACGCGATCAAGTCCTCTTCTTCCGCCCGGTTTTCGGGCTGACAAAACTTGAACAGGTTGTCGAGCGGGATCACGTAACACGCGGGTTTTATTGAGCGTTCGTAGCGCCGCGCGATACACAGCGCCTCTTCCGGCTCCGCTCCGGGCTCAAGCGAAACGTGGTCGGCCCAACACTTGAGGTCGCGTGCCGGGTCGAATGTGAGCAATGTTATCGGCATGGTGCCTCCTATATCGTCATTGCGCTGCGTCTGCGCGGGGATCTGCGTGCTTGACCACCTGCGGTCTTTTCAACATATCCCCGTGCCAGGGTTTCCAGCGCGTCGTATCCGTGCATGGCCCAATCGTGTAAGGGGCGATTCTTGTACTCGCCCAGGCGTTCGTCGTACTCCCTGCGGAAGTTGTCCAAGCAGAGAATCCCGTCTTTGCAGTTCTTCTCGTCGATCCAGGCCTTGGGGAGCCACAGTCTTGTCTCGTTGATTGCGGTGTACTTGTCGTCTATGCGCGGAACCACCCGGATGTTGCGCATCCCGGCGGCCGAAAGGATCTGCTCCAGGGTGCGGGGTGCTTCGTCTGCGCTGCGGGCTGAACCGATACGCCGACTGCCTGCGTCGTGCGGAAGGTAGTGCTCGCCCCATATGTATGGGAACCTCTGCATCTCGCGCCAGTAGTACAGAACATCATCATCCGTGCCGCTCATGTAGTTGATGATGCGGTGTTGTGCTCCTACGTATTGATGGAACCAGATACACATGCGGTCGTTGACGCCGAAGTCCCAGCCAGTGTTGACCGGGTGCGCTGGATCGTGGGGCACAGTGCTGATCTGCCCGCCCTCGCGCATCTTTGTCATTTGCTTACCCATGTACGCCCCGGAGATTGCAGCCTCGAAAGCCTCTTCTACGGTCGATGGATGCTCGCGCTTCATATCTTCCATGAGTGTTTCCGCCTTTGTTGCGTACCAGTTGCGCTGCTCTTGATCCAAAGTAATGCCCAGCTCGCGCTCCAGATCGATAAAGTAGTCGTCCAGCTCATCGGATATGAGCATATCGCCCGCTAACCGATTGCGTTTTTCCATGTACCAGGGGAAAAAGTGCAGCTTGAACTGCAGCTTGTTGGGTTTCTTGCCCTGCTGCTGACGCTTCTGCGCTTCCATAACGTACTGATAGAAATACCCGTTGCGCCCCTCTGAGGTGCTTTCAACGCACAAAATGGAGCCGGGATGTACGGTCTCAAATGTTCCGGTAACTATTTCCTTGGCTTTATCCGGAAATTTCGCGCAAATCTTGCCGAACTCGGAGACGTGGACAAACTGATACGTGCCGGATCTGAGCGATGTGCCGACCTCGATGCTGGAGCCGTTCTTAAATTTAAGCTTCTTTGCGCTGTCGGTGTCGGCCCGGAGTGCTGCTCTTAACCCTTCCTGCATGTTGTCGTATGGAAACTTGATCTTCTTTTCGAATATCTTTTCCACATCCTCGCGCGTATGGGCGCAGATTCCGACGGAGTAGTGCTTGTTGAAGAGCGCAGCGTCGAGGCCCATAATATCGATCATGGTAGTAAAACCTAACTGCCGCGCTTTTAAGCACAGGTTGAAATACCACAGGTTGTCAAAGAACTTTTCTTGTGCCGAGTTGAGCCGGAAAGGGATCTTCTGGCCCGCATCGTTTATGCAGCTGTACAGGTTGTTCAGTCTCCATTTGGGATCGGAGAAGTGTTCTATAACCTCAATCTTCATCGACTAACGGCTTGCTCCTTGCGTAGACAGTCTGTAGCAGGTCGTCTATGCCGTTGCCGGGGCCGGAGTCTTCGTCCAAGTTGAACGCCTGCCGCTGTAACTGAATGCGTTTGTGTTGGACGTTGGCTAGGGCTTGGAGTGACTGCGACCGCTCCGAAACTGTGAGTTGTAACGGTGTAAGTGTGACTTCTCCTTGGAACGAAGTCACATGCACTTTCTGCGGCGGGTTGTCGGGGTCGCCCAGCTCGGCGATAAGGCGCTGTTCCAGGGCTTGCAGCTGTGCGATGTCCTTGCGGTGTGTCTTGATAACTGCGGCGCCCGTAGTAGATGCGCTCTCGATTATCTCATCAGTCTTGTGACCACTCACATCGTCAGTCACAAGTTTTGCCCGCACACGCTCCCTTACCTGCTTAGTAAGATCCCGCGACCAGCCGTAACGCTTCGCCCGATTGTGGACCGCTCCAGGGGTTAAGCCATGCTCCCTGGAAATCTCGGCGACAGACAGCTGGCCCGCTCTGTACTGGCCCTCTATCTTCTCCCAATCTATTTTTCTGCGCTT